GTGGTGGGGTCACTCATTGCCTTCACCTTTCAGCTCGCGGATTTTCGCTAGGCAATCAGATAATGTAACAACGCAGCGGGGGATACGCGCCTCATACTCACCTTCGATTGTTTTAACTACTATATCCTCTAGCAAAACAACCACCTCTTCCAGAGCGTCGTTCCGTAGCTTCTCGTTCTCATTCAACAGTGCGCGCACATCTTCATCAGCGATAGCCCGGCCTTCATCAAGGCGGGCTCGGATGATTGTTGAGATTTCAGTCATTGGTTGTCTCCTTTCTGTTGTGGTTTCAATCTTCGCTTGTTTCTAAAACCCTGTGTTTGGTTTTCACAACCTTTCTATATGGGCTGTTGTCCCAAGTGAGCCATGCTTCACGCTCAGAATTGAATGGCCCATCACACACATCAGAATAATCATCTTCTGAGACAACCCAATATTGATAGATATATTGGGGTTTGAAGCAGAACTCCTGTGCCTGCCCATCAAGCCAGTTGTTATAGGCTTGGTCTTTTGGCTCGCTCATTCCTTCTCTCCCTTTTCATCATCATATTGTCATATTACCCTAGTTTTTAAAATAAGTCAAGCACTTTTTTTGATAGTAGACGGGCGAGCCACTAGCGACCCGCGCCCAAACAATTCTCCTTTAGAACATTCGGAGCGGTATTGAACGCCAGCGACGTAGGAACGCCGACCGCCGAAAAGACCGCGAAACTTAAGCCCATAAAGGTCTTTTGGGGTGCCAGGGCGGCACCGTTTCACGGCACCACCACGGGCGAGAAAATCCTGAACCAACTGTTCCGGTGTTTTCATTTTTTTCCCTTTCATGTTACAAGACCATATTACCCTAGTTTTGAAAATAAGTCAAGCCCTATTTTTAGGGCTAGACCCCAGGTTCATAAGGAAACCAGGCGTCAGCTTCAAGAATATAAGCTTCATCACCATCAATAAGGATTAGGTCAAAACCCGGCAACCACGGATTTTCCTCAGGGTCAGAATCATTTTCAAAAATAAACCTATAAGCAGTTTTATAGTCAAAATCTTCACCCAGCACACGGGTTTCAGTTTCACTTTTAGCGATAAGCTTCATCATTTTTCTCCTCATCATCATATTCACATATTACCCTAGTTTTTAAAATAAGTCAAGGAAAATAAAAACAAGTGTTTTCAATGGGTTAGGGTTTTGGTCTAGCTAACCCATTGAAAACACTAGATTAAAAAAAAACGAAAAAAGATGAAAAAAGATGATTTTTTTTACTCTAACATTTTCAATGGGTTAGCCGATCGGTCGAGCCAAGTCATTGAAATCGTTAGATTTTGTTTTTATTGACTTATTTTAAAAACTAGAGTAATATGACAATATGATGATGAAAGGGAAAAACTGATGCCTCGTGGTGTTCCTAAATCTGGGTTTCGCTCCCCTCGCGGTTCGCGTAAGATGTCTAAGATTCTTACGGTCACCCAAACACCTGCCGCGCCAGTGGCATTTGAGACTGACGCTGAGATTGAAGCGAAGCTTGCCGATCGCTTTGAAATTCTCGATACGATGACCGAAGCTGCTATCTCTGGCGACGCTCGCGCTCTTATCGTGTCCGGTCCTGCTGGTCTCGGCAAGTCCTATACGGTCGAAAAAGCACTGAATGCCTGGGACCCGGAAGCAGTCAACCACAAGATCGTGAAAGGCTACATCAAAGCGCCAGGTCTCTACAAGCTGCTGTATTCGCATCGTTTTGCGGGTCAGGTGCTTGTGTTTGACGACGCCGATGAGGTGTTCCTTGATGATACGGCGATCAATCTTCTGAAGGCTGCTTGCGACTCAACCGATCGTCGTATTATCTCTTACATCACCGAAGGCACTCTTGTTGACGAAGAAACGGCGGAACGCCTGCCGAAGTCCTTTCAGTTTGAAGGTACGGTGATTTTTATCACCAATTATGATTTTGACGCTATGATCGATCGCGGTTCTAAGCTTGCGCCACACTTGCAGGCTCTTGTGTCCCGCGCACACTACATAGAAATGGCGATGAAGACCAAGCGCGACTACCTGATCCGTATTCGTCAGGTCGTCCGCCAGGGTCTTCTGCGTAACATGGGTCTTGATGAAGAAGCGCAGCTTGATGTGATTGACTTCATTGAGGACAATCAAGATCGGCTTCGCGAACTGTCGCTGCGTATGGCACTGAAGGTCGGCGCGATCCGCCGCAAAGGTGCCGCTAACTGGATGAAGGTGGCTCGTGTCACCTGCTGCAAGAATTGAGGAGAACAAGTATGCTTGTACGTTTGAATAATGTTCCCAAAAAGTTTAATCTAGGGGAGATCAAGTCAGCTCTCAACTTTTTTGCTGAGAAGCTTATGCACAAGAACCTTTGTAAGAATATTCGACTGCTAGTTTGTTTCGGCGATCGTCAAGACAACACAACTTGTTGGGAGGATGATAACATTCGCCCACGCGAGTTTACTATCACCATCAATTCTAAGATGGGATACAGCAACATGCTTACCACGCTCGCGCATGAGATGGTGCATGTGAAGCAGTACGCGACTGGGCAACTGCGCGACTCTATGCGTGGTCCATCCCTACAACGTTGGATGAACATGCCTATCAACTCCAACGACATTGAGTATTGGGATCTGCCCTGGGAGGTTGAAGCATATGGTCGCGAACGTGGTTTGTATTTCCGATTTCGCCAACAAGGAAAAAAAGATGTCAAAGCGTAATCCTATCGCGAAGAACCTTCGCACTCCTCTTTACCGCAAGCGAGTGGTGAAGAGCAAGAAGATCTACAACCGAAAGAAAAAGGAAGTCAAGCATGAAGAAAAAAAAGCCTCTGTATGACTACTCGGCTTTTGAGGAGCCAGGTCTTGGTGTTCTAATCAAGACCCTAAAAAAAATCGGCTGCACCATTGAGACGCAGCCGAAGTTCGAACGAGGTATGTGGCGATTTAAAGTAAGTAATCCGGATTGGGATTAGAGGTTGGGGTTCGCCTCAACCTCTTTTTTGTTTTGATCAGGTGTATCAACGATCACATACTTTGCTCTATCATCGAGTAGCGGATAGGCATGTAAGACCTTTCTGACTTCAATCAGAGCGTCAATCGCTTTCTTGATTGTATCCTGAACGATTTTGTCGTTCGTACCTTCCTCAAGATCATTTAAAACTGACTGTAGATTGCTATCAACAGAATAGTCGATCTGGTAGATACCATCTTTACCCTCTCTTGTTTCAAGAGCAGGGAACAACGTATCAACTACTGTTTGTAGTTTTTCTGATCTTACTACGATTGGTTTAGGTTTCAGCCACTTTAACATTCGATTTTCGCTTCATTCCGATGGAGTATTTCGACTCTAAAATCCATTCTGACTTCTCTTTAAAAGATAAGATCTTGATGTGGCTCAGAAGAGCTCTCGGTTCAAGATGTTTATCCTTATCCACATTCTCAAGTAGTTTCCATTCCTCTAGAAGATTGGCGATCGTGTTACGTCTGCCTCTATCTTCTTCGCTGAAATCTGACTGCTTGCCATCTAATAAAAACAATTCCTTGAAGTGCACGATGTAGTACTTACTGCGCTTATGTAGGATGTGGCAAGATTGGTATAGTTTCTTTTCTTTTTTCGAGGCGACACCTATACGAGTTAGAGTTTCCTTAACCTTGAGGAAATCTTCTTCTTCAGCTAACTTCACCTCCAATAGAGTTTCTAATATAGTCATAACTTATTACCTCACAAAGACAGTTTTTGCTTTTATTTAGCATTATTGCTTTTTGCCTTATTGTTTTTACTGTCTGGATACACATACCTAGTGAGGAACTCTTTACGTTGCGCAGGCGTCAAAGTCTTCCAAAAGGACTTTGCCTTGAGGAAATTATATTGGATAACATCAGCAACATCCTCGATGATTTTGATCTCAGCCTTTTCCTCATCAGACTTTTTCAACCACTTCTTGCGGCGAACCTTCTTGGGTAAGCTGTAGAAGTAGTAGTCATGCTGCATCTTCTTGTCGAGGTTGTATGCTTGGTTCATTACCGAAGCATGGTGCAGCGTGTCAACATGAATGGAAAAAGCTTTGTTAATCGTGTATGGTGTGTATTCTTTAGCAGTTACATCATCATACAGATAGTTCTTATCCTCAGACAATGAGTTGACAAAGGTCCAGATGTTTACTGAAGGACCTGTATCTTCCTCGACTTCTGGCTTGACAAGAACAGTGCCAAACAAAGTCGAAAGAACTTCGCCTTCCGGCTTTTCTTTCTTCCTTGGTGGCATTATACGAACTCCAACTCCATCATCAGCTCAACAAAGAAAGCAAGCAGATTGATTTCCTGATCGACGACAAACGCAGCCTTGTATTGATAGTCGGCAATCTTCAAGACCAACAGCGGGATATTCTTCTTAACAACATACGTATCAGCTGCTTCATAAACACTCCGGAAGATTACGTTCTGATCCTGATCGGCGTTATCGTGAACCCACTTACGAACCTCATCGAATTTCTTCGCCTTACAGGCGGCGTACAGTTCCTGCATCGACACGTTCTGAAAGCTGGACAAAATACCACTGTCAATCTTACCAAGAGCGGAGTAACGCTGCAGTTCGTTCAGAACTCGGCGCCAATCAGGAAAGAACGATTCGATTACAGAAACAAGAACTGCCTTATCATACTCAACGTTCTCGCCTTTCAGAATGCAATCTGCACGCTTTAAGAACTGAACAGCAAGCTTCGCCATATCCTTCTTGTCAATCTTGAAGTCGATCACCGAGCATCTTGAATGGAGAGGCTTGATGATGCGGTTCTTGAAGTTACAGGTCAGGATAAACCCGCAGTTCCTCGAAAACTCTTCCATAAAGTTACGAAGAGCAGGCTGTGTACTGTTTGCGTTTAGGTAATCAGCTTCGTCGAGGATAACATACTTTCTGCCACCAGATAGTGAAACAGAGGAGGCGAAGTTGAGGATGTCATTTCGTAGTGTGTCAATGTTACCATTCATAGATCCATTGATTATGATATAATCGCAACCCAGTTCCTCCAGCATTGCTCGGGCAACTGTAGTCTTACCAACACCAGCCGAACCAGAAAGGATCAGGTTTGGTACGTTCTTCTGATCAACAAACTGTTGAAATGTTTGCTTGAGATCAGCTGGTAGGATGGTGTCGGCGATTGATTTTGGTCGATACTTTTCGCACCAGAGGAATTGTTCCAACATCTTTTTTTCCTTTCGTCTCGTCCCAACAAATAACACAGAACTTCCTAAGCTGATTAGGAAACTTTCTTATAGAAGAACTTTCTATATAGAACTCACTAGCATATTTCAGCTCATGACATCTAGCACAAATCTTCTTGTTAGGTGCTAGAGTTCCGAAAATAGTCATGACTCTTAAATCTTCAGGAGTTTTGCGCCAGATTACACCTTCGGCGGAGGATCTGTATCTTTTCATCTTTCCGTTCCACAAAAAAGGGAGTAGGTTTATACTACTCCCCTTTCTCAAAAGTAAACCAAAATCACCAAGTGCTGGTTGATTCGATTGCAATCCAATACTCAGCATCAAGACCAACGAACTGTGAAATTCCTTTAGAAGAAAGCTTCACGTCATAGTCCCCTTCCATCATCTTCATGTTTTCAGCACGGAAGATAGCACGGAATGCCTTGTCAGTTTCGCCGACAGTGATGCTGTAGGTATCGTTAGATACAGACTTGGAGTCAATAGCCTTGAGCGAGACCTTGCTGCCATCACCGACAACTGCAATTTCAGGCAGATTGAGAACACCAAGTGCCTTCATTACTGTCTGGATGTCCTTGTTCGTAAGCTTGAACTCAGCATCAATAGAAGGAAGCTTGATTTCACGATCAGGCGGAACCATGATAACCGAAGGATCGCTGTAGTGATACACGATCGAACGATTTTCTGATTGGATCGTTGCGGACTCTGAGCCAAAATCAATCTCAGGATTCTCGAACAGAGAAAGCGAGCTGATAAACCGATTCAGCACATAGATACCATACATTCCCCCAAACTCATCAGGAACAGTCGCCCGCGCCATGATGGTCTTGTTTGGTGAGATTGTTGAAACGACATGCCCAGGCTTCAAAACGATCGATGGGTTGATCGTCGAAAAGTTCTTGAGAACGTTGATAGTCTTTACACTCAGTTGCATTATATAATCTCCATTTTCACGAATAAGGTCATTATAAACTAATCACAGAAAAAGTCAAGACTTTTTCTTGTTTTTTCCCAACTTACCCGGATCAGCTGTAGCTGCTGCGCCAATAGAAGCAAGATCAACAAGAGAACCACCGAAGATGTAAGAACCAACATGTTGGAGCTTCATCCACGGGCAATACCAGATCTTACCACCAATCTCAATCATCTTCTGACAGAACCAATAATCTTCAGACAGATAACGTTTTGACTTGGGATCAATTTCAGCCTGGAAGTACTGCATAATTTCACGCGAACCATCGAAAGCTTCAGTACGAACGTGATCGGGCTTATAGCTGTACTGTGGGAATGCCTTTTCAAACTTCTCAAAAGCTGAGCGACGAGTCATCATGAAGCCCGTACCGACTTCCATAACCTCAACAGGCTGGTCGATGCGGATGTTTCCACCACCACCCTTTGGGTTGAAAACATAATCACCAACGAAATTCTCAAGAACGTTTGGATCTTCGTCAGCTACACCCTTGTCTACTGCGAGCTTGATCTTTTCCCAGCTGATGCACTTCTTTGGATAAGGACCAGCCAGAACATCATACTCACTATCATCGCCCTGTAGAGCAAGCATCGCTAGGACATCACGCGGATCGAAACCGATGTCCGAGTCAATGAACATCAAATGAGTCGCATCCGAGCGCATGAACTCGTCAACGCAGTAGTTTCGCGCGCGAGTGATCAGAGATTCGTTGAACAGAAAGTAAGAACGCATCTCGATACCATTCGAGGTGCATAGAGAAGCCAAGTCAGCTACGGACTTAGTGAACATCCCTGCACACATTCCTCCATACATTGGCGCAGCAAGAAACAGCTTACGCTTACGGAGTTCTTCAATTGCAATAGATATTTCCATAATCAATCCTTTTGTTTGTAGTGATCATTATACATCATCAGTACGATGTAATGCAT